TGAGTGTCCGCCACCAGCTGAGTATCCGCCACTACTTGAGTGTCCGCCACCGGCTGAGTATCCGCCACCACTTGAGTGTCCGCCACCGGCTGAGTATCCGCCACCGGTTGAGTGTCCGCCACTACTTGGGTGTCCACAACCGACTGAGTGTCCACCACCGGCTGAGTGTCCACCACTTGTTGAATGACCGATGCCGCGAGGATAAATAGTAACAGTTATATCTCCAAACTTTTTTACATATGGTGTTTCAATCTTTCCAGTATTATCAATACCTTCTATTGTTTTAGCACCTGTGTTATATGCTGTAGTTGCAAGAGCTGCTGCATGTTCTGATATCGCAATGCCTCCACCTCTTCCATGTATAGTTGCATTATGATGGCGGTGACGTTCAATGTCACCTGGTACAAAGATATTTGATGGGTCTCTGTGGGTACTATATTGGGAATTTCCCATTACATTTCTATTATTAAAGATTCTTTCCATCAATAGTTCTAAATAAATAGTACATATAAGAAATTTATATTTCAATATTTTTTTATTCTATGCGAAACTAAAATATTATTATATTAAATTAATCTATGAACGTGCGATATGTGCTTTTGATAAGTTATCACCAAAATCTTCATTTTTTCTCTTTGTACCAGCTATATTTGTGGTTTTTGTTGTATCAATGCATGTAACATCAATATCTTCGCCTGTTTGCGAAGCTTGTCTCATTGAATTACTAATGCCTCTCATCATATTTGAAACACTTACAGAATCTGTATTAACATTAAATGCATTCTGATTACTAATACCATATTCATTACCTGTACTATAAGCATCAATATTAGCAGCACCAAATAGAACAGTCCATTTATTATCATTTGTTAAAGTTTCTACAAGATTTTTACAATATTTTTTACCTTCAGTTCCAGGATGTAATATACTTGAATTTTCTTGACCATCTGTAAATATAAATAATGTTACATTAGATTGGTCTTTTCCATCTTCCAATACTTTAGCCAAAGAGTCATTGAGAGATGTTGTACCTCGCGGCATAACTTCATCTTGTAAAATTTCAGAAATTTCTTTAATTTCACAAGTTCTGACCAATAATAGTTCATTATCAAATACATATATTTCAACATTAACATCTTCATTAAGTTCTTCAGATACTTGTTTTTGTTCAAAAAGAAGAGAATTAGACCCTGATATTAATGCTGTTAACATTCCATTACATTTCATTGAACCAGATCTATCTAATAGTAATTTGATTGTTTTATTTTCTTTATTTTCAAAAGCGGACATTAAATATAGGTATAATCTATGTAAATAATTATAGTTTCAATATTTATATATCAAAGAGTTTCTACATTCACCTTCGGTGAATCGAAACTCTTTGATATCTAACTGTTAATCGCTTTTTTCATTTTTCTTTGAAAAATATTGAAAGTATATATTTTTATTTCTAATTATATTTATTAATGGACATTACCATAGAAAATAATATATTAAAGTATAAAAATCACGTAGAACAAAATAAAGTACTATTAGATATAATTATAAAACAACAAGATGAAATTAATAATTTAAAAATAGAATTAGAAAATGCAGAAAAGAAAACAGAACACAAAAAAGTAATACATCGTATAAATAATGATTATTGGTATTATTAAATTATTTATTTTAGAAAAATTTTATTTATAACCTGATAATAATGGAATATTATATATATGTAGTTAAATGTTTACATGATAAATATTTTGTAGGTAGAACTGATTCACCAAATGAAAAATTAGAAGACCAAATAGTAAATATTAATTTTGACTGGACAGGAAAATATACACCAATTGAAATGATTGAATTTATTAAAGAAAATGATATTTTTTTAATAGATAAAAAAACTAAAGAATATATGATCGTGTTTGGTATAAATAATGTTAGAGGTGGTAGATATACTCAATTATGTTTAACTGATTCACAATACAAAACTATTAAACATGAAATATATATGGATAAACTTAACCCAATTTGTTCAACATGTAATAAAACTAGCAAAAAGTGTAAATGTATAAATAAAGTATTTGAAAACATAGAAAAAAAAATAAATATTGCCAATGAATTGCAACATATCAAACGTATTCATCAAGATGAATATGATTATGCAGAATTAGAATCATTGATACATGTACTTATTAAACATGGGTCATGTTCAAATAAGTGTTGTAAAGAAGATTATGGAAAAAAAATTAGAAAACAAATTAATGCTAAAAAATCAATAAAAGATATTAATATACATTGTTATTGTGAATGTAGGTCAAAACCAGAAAATCTTCCAGCATTACATAAACAAACAAACCTTCTTTTCGCAGAACATAGTGGTAAAATTTTCAAAAAAATATTTCCAAATGATGAATATTTAAAATTAATAGAATGTAAATTAGATCATACAATAGACGAACATCATTGTGTATTTAATCAATGTATAGATAAATCAAAATATAAATATTTTATTAATCGTAATGATAATAGATTCAAAGAATTAATTACTATTTATATTTCATATGAAAATATCGAAAAATATTATAATTATTATTTTGACAAAATAACAAAAGATAAAAATTTAATATTACAGGATAAATCAATATAAATTACTTTAATACTAAATTACACAGCCATTCTGATATACTAAATGGATTTGGGTCTACATTATTTTGTTTATTAAACGTACCAATACAGCGAACATTAATAGGGTATGCAGGACCCGCTCTAATTATGATATTAAAATCAGCAGAGCCTAATGGATCATAAAATGTTATATTATTTTTACCATTGTTATATGCGATTGTTGCATATTCAGATGCAAGTTCATATTCAATAATCGAAAGTTGGTGGGTACTGTTTACATCATTAGTTATATAATAATCTGACATACAAAATAATATAATTGATGAAGGATATAATATTTCAATCTTTTTTAAGAATATTCTAGTATATTAAATATAGTATCAAACTAAATAATACAAAACAACCGTATATAACCAAATAGTATATTATAGAAAAATATTGATATATGTATATAAAGGTAATATAACAGTATACTATCAAGAATTATGGTATATATTTATGTTTTAGAACTAGAGCAACAAAAATATTATATTGGAAAAACAGATAATCCTAAAATTAGATTAGATACTCAATTAATAATATATTAAAATTATTATATATTAAAATTATTTTATAATACATATTATATAATGGCAACATTTAGTAAAAAAGTATCAATTAGTGTTGGTTCAACTCTACTATTTTTATTAGTTAATTTACCCCAAGTATATAATTTAACAGGAAATCTTCTTTCATTAAATCTATATAATAAAAATTGTCCTACAAATACTGGTCTAATTATCCATACTCTAGTATTTTTTGCTTTAACATATATTAGTATGGGTAAATCAGATATAAATTCTGGAATTAAATTAAAACATACAATATATGGAACTTTAATATTTTATTTAATATCTAGTCCAGCAATGTTTTCATTTATTAGTTCAATCTTTGGAAATCAATATGCTAATTTAAATGGATGTCCTGCAATGAATGGTTTAATTTTACATGGATTAATATATTGTATTGCATTAATTGGTGTTATGTATTTACCAGAAAAAAATAAATAAAATAATTAAAATAATTAAAATTATACAAGTTGTTCATATATTATTTTTAATTCTATATATAATACATAAAATATTGAATAATTATAAAAAAGAGTAATATAGATAACTATTTATTATATTGTGTTATTTGCATTTGTGTAATTTAATAGTTCTTTATTTATTTAAAATTTTGATACCTATTAATATTTATTTTATTATAAATAGTAATGTGTATATTTAGTACTCGTTGGTTTTTATCATGTTTTAGTAAAAAAGAAAAAATTTCTGAACAAGAAATACAATTAAGACGTATAAAATCATTACCATTTTATTGGCAATTATCTCAAAAAAATAAATTAGTTTAATAGTTTTTATAATAAATTTTTGATTCTATAGTTGTAACTGAACTAAGAATAGTAATTTATATTAATATATATATATCGAAATAATTAGTAAATAAATAAAATAATTAAAGAAAATGATATATTAGAATCAAATTATGACTCTAATTTATTTTTTTGAGATGATTTTAATTTTGGTTTGTAGTTATTTTAATCTGCTGTATTAGAATTCATCATAATATATTCAAAATCAAATAAATCATTTGTATTAAAATTATCATTAGAATTATTATTATTATTTTTAAGAGTATAATTACATGTTCCACAGTGATCTATGTTAGAATAATCAACAATTAATCCATCATTTTTATTTTTATATATTTTCCACCTACCAAGTGGTACAATTTTTGTAGTTCCCACTGACTTAAGAACATTGAATATATGAGCAATAGTTATACGTGATGGTATAGACATGATAAAATAATTATATATTAATAATAAAAAATAATATCAACTTTCAAATATCAAAGAGTTTCGTTTCACTTTCCAATTTTATTTTCAATTAATTAAAGAAATGTTGATTACTTTTCATATGATTTCAAGACAAATGCATATGAAAAAGCTGTTTCTTTTAAATGTTTGTATCTATCCATTCCACCAAAATGCCCTTGCTCTAATTCTGTCTTTAATAGCATCATATTATTATTGGAATTATTATGATGTCTAAGTTTTGCAATAAACTTTGCTGGTTCCCAATAAGCTACTCTTGGATCATTAAGTCCTCCTAAAGCTAAAATATGTGGGTAGTTGTTATCCCTAATATTGTCATAAGGTGAATATTGAATCATAAGATCATAATATTTCTGTTGATTAGGATTACCCCATTGCTCCCATTCTGGAATAGTTAAAGGTATTGTTGGATCACACATCGTATTCATTACATCAACAAATGGAACACCTGCTATAACAGTATTATACAAATCTGGTCGCATAGTCATTGCTGCACCAACTAATAGTCCACCAGCACTTCTACCTTCGATTGTAATTCCTTTATCAAAAGTATAATTTTCACGAATTAAATGTTCAGCACATGCATTAAAATCATGAAATGTATTAATTTTTCTTTCCATCTTACCATCTTCATACCATTTGAAACCTAAGAATGAACCACCACGAACATGACTAATAACATATACAAATCCTTTATCAAGTAACGGAATAATTGTACTTTTAAATGTAGGATCTACTGTATGTCCATAAGAACCATATCCATATAAATATAATTTATTAGTTCCATCTTTATTAAACATATCTTTACGGTATACAATTGACATTGGAACCATTGTTCCGTCGTGACTTGGTGCATATTGTCTTTCAGTAATATATAAGGATGAATCATAATTTGGAACTGGTTTTTGTCTAATAAATTCAGATTCTTTGGAAGTTAAATCTAATTTATATATAGAATGAGGTTGTTTGAGAGAATTTTGAGAATACATAATTTCACGACAATCATATTTAGGAACACAATAAATTGAAATATTTTTAATAGAATCTTCAACTTCTATATTCCAGCTTTTATTTAACTCATATTTATTATTTTCATAAGGTACAACTCTAACTAAATTATTACCATTTTCTTTGTAACCAATTAAAATGAATTCTTTTAGTTCAATAATATATTTAATATATACACTTTCATTATATTCTATAAGTTTTTCCCAACTATCAATATTAGTATTATTTTCATTACATATCATTACCATAAAATTGGATGAATTATCTTTATTGGTAGTAATTAAAAAGTTACCTTCGTGGTGATCTATACTATACTTGTGATTAGTAATTTTAGGAGTAAATTGAATTGGTTTTGTATCTTGATGTGTAAAATAGTAAATATCACTTGTTTCATAACTGCCTGCAGAAATAAAGAAGTATTTATTATCATTAGACATTGAAAATCCAACATTTATTAACTCATCCATATTTTCATAAATCATATTAGTATCTTTTGTTAATGTATTATATCTCCAAACTTGATACATCCTATTTTGTTTATCACCTATTGTATAATAGATCCATTCGTGATGCCATTTATAATCACAATATGTTAGTTCTGGAATAATATGTTCAAATGCTTCGCCAGTTTCGATGTTATAAATTTTTAAATCATATTTTTCATTTCCTGTTAGATCAATTCCATAACTCATATATTTATGGTCTTTAGTAATTGAGAAAGATGAAATATCACAACATGTTTTACCAGCAGCAATATCATTTTCATCTAACAGTTCAGTTACAACCTGTGTTTTCATATTCATACGACAATGAATTGGGTAACTTTTACCTTCTGTTGTTCTAGTAAAATAGTAATATTCAGAGTCCCATCCATTATCACTATTTGGAAGAGGATATGAGTCATATGTTTCTTGAATATGAGATAATAGTTCATGATATAACTCATCTTTAGTTGTATCTTGATCTTTCATAACATAATCTGTATAAGAATTTTCTAATTTTAGATGTTCAAGAACTTTTTCATTTTTTCTATCATCACTTCTCATCCAATGATAAGGATCATCTAATTCAACTGGTGGATTAATAGTATTTTCACCTCGTGTACTATCAACATTTCCAAATAGAGTTGTGTGAACAATCCTTTCAGGTACTGGAGAATTTACAATATTTTGATTATTAAGATTCATTGTTTGAATAATAATTACAATAATTTAATACAATATCAATTTTTATATATCAAATGAATCCCAATTGAATTACAAATACTTTTATATGGGTTATAATTTATGGATATGTCAGATAATAAAAAATAAAAATTGATATATTTTATTATAAATCAACGTGTAATTAAAATAGAAAATGTCAGAAAGAGACGTATCAAAAGGCTTATCCACAGTAATTTTTTTTTACTTTGGAGTTATATCAATTGGATCATTATATATGGCAATTGAATCATGTATTAAACAAACATACGATCCATTATATTTAACTATTGCTGGTATTAATATTGTTATATTGTTAGTGTTAGGTAGTTTTTACTTAATTGAAAAATGTAAATCAAATGTAAAATTATCAGATGATAATGTATCTGATAATTTTACATCGATTGTATAAGAAGTAAATCACTTGGCATGTATTCCTTTAGCTATTGGTAATTTTTATTCACTATTATTTTTGTAATAATATAAACCACTATCATTACTATGAAATCCAAATTTATTTTGTCCTACCACAAAACGCAAGTGTCCGCCATTTACAATTATATCTCGCCATCCACCGTGGATAGATTTACCACCATACAATGCATTGATAGTAGTTTGACCTTTTACATTACTATTTTTATTTACAACTAAATCACCATCAATAGTTAAGTTACCTGGTATTTTCAAACTTCCATTTTGAAGTTCTGTTGAAATATTAGCTAAATTTTGTATCGCTTTAATATCCGCTTTATATATATTGCTTACATGATTTTTAATTTTTTCATCTAAATTTTCTTCAGTATTAGCCATACTTTATTTAACACATTTATTTTCACTATAAAGATAAATAATTGCAACAATTAATATTAATAATATTACATATATTTTATTCATTATAGTATAATCTATATTATTTATATATTATAAAGATTGAAATTTGATATTTATATATATAATATATAAATAACAATGATAAAGTGTTTGGGTAAGATTGGAAATACTGATATGTGTAAAAAAACAAGTGTAGTAGATACAAGGTTTTGTAAGAATCATCAATATATGAATGATTATACAGATGAAATGTTAGCAGATACAATATTGTGTACTGGGTGTAAAAAACATTTTTATTCTGCAGATAAAGCAAAATGTTGTAATAAATGTAAAGAGAGAACTATGAAATGTCGTGCTGAAAAACAAAAGGATGTTGTGGTTATTAAGTGTGAAAAGGATGGTTGCAAATATAAACGAAGTATTGAAAATAAATACTGTAACCTACATCAACGATGTTTATTTGAAGATGAAGTAAAAGCTCAAAACAAAAAATGTTGTGCGAATATAACTAGAGGCTGTCGCGCAATACTAGACCAAAGTTATAGTTATAGTAGTTGTGCCGAATGTTTAGAAAAAAGTCGAGTAAAAGATCGTGCAAGACATCAGACTAAAGTAGTAAATAATGTAGGTAATGTATGTGTAAAATGTCAAAAACAATGCGATGAAAGTGAATTTATTGATTCACGAAATAATAAAACTAAGAACTGTTTAAGCTGTCGAAAAAAACAAAGAATTCTAGATAAAAAGAGGGATACTGACAATGTTAGAGATGTGGCTAGAACAAATGAAAAATAAAATATAAATGTCTAGATTGAGATGAAGATTTAATTTTTAAAAAACAAAATTAAGTAATTCTAAAGGAAGATTACTAAATTTATCTTTTGGTTGACCACCTTTTAAATTATAATATTTCTTTTTATATTTTAATTTATAATTTAATTCTTGCATATATATTTAGATATAAAAATTGCTTATTCTCTAATTATAGTAACACCCTGATCAAAAGCATCAGGATGAAGATCAGTAACAGAATTTGGTATAATTACAGTTGTTAATTGAGAACCTTGAAAAGCACCTTGAAAAGCACCTTGACCAATACTAGTAACAGAATTTGGTATAGTTACAGATGTTAATTGATTCTCAAAAAAAGCAAAATTACCAATATTAGTAACAGAATCTGGTATAGTTACAGATGTTAATTTATTATGACTAAAAGTACCATGACCAATACTAATAACAGAATCTGGTATAGTTACAAATGTTAATTGATTATCTTGAAAAGCACCATTACCAATACTAATAACAGAATCTGGTATAGTTACTGATGTTAATTGATTACCAAAAAAAGCACTATTACCAATACTAATAACAGAATCTGGTATAGGTACGGATGTTAATTGATTAGTATTAAAAGCACCATCGCCAATACTAGTAACAGAATTACCAATAATTACTTTAGTTAATTTATTATTACCAAAAGCACCATGACCAATAATAGTAACAGAATTTGGTATAGTTACAGATGTTAATTGATTAACATTAAAAGAACCATTGCCAATACTAGTAACAGAATTTGGTATAGTTACAGATGTTAATTGATTAATACC